GTAGCGAGTAACTGCCGGAAGTCGTCGGAGTCATTCACCGCCTGCATATACTTAGGATCGCTCTGCTTGTTGAACAGATCAAACTTTTCCCGCTCGGTAGGCATAGCAGCCGGCGGGCGTTGCATGGGAGAGGTGTCGGCCCAATTACTCCCGTCGACGTCGAGATTAGGGTGACCTGAACCTGACGCCGGTCTTATGTTAGGATTCACATCCATTTGCGAAGGTCGGTTTGTATTTACTCCGGTGTCCCTCCGAAGGCTGTCCAGAGTATCGGGCTCAACTATGGGGCCCTTGTTCTGCATATCTCCCAAAGGTCTGGCGGTAGCGGGTACTCCGCCGGGAAATGCCGGTGAGTCGCCATGCATGGGACTACCGGGGGCCGGGTCAGTGCCTTTAGGCAGACCTATATCGTCAAGACTTCGGACATCGTTCTTTTCTAGCAAGTCATCTACATAATCTCTATAGTCCGGGGACGCGCTAGAGCTCATTGAGCCGGAGGTTCCCAAGGGTCCCTCTCTCCCGAAATCTCCTTCATCTCCCGCTCGACCTGCTGCGCTATCTAATATGTCAAGTTGGTCGTTCGAGAGTGGAGATATGGTCCTGTTGTCGTCAAGATCAAAAGTTTCATTAAAGTTCTCAAGTTCGCCGGGTCGATCAATCGGTTCATCATCCTCGAAATCGGGGATCCATTCAGTCCCGGCATTTTCTAGTAATTCAGACCCAGCTACGGTAGCTCCGCCGCCCCACAAAACTTTATTTTGGGTTGGCGCAAGCAGTCCCTTAGAGCTACTCAGTAGCTTCTTCGCCATGCCCGGAAGCTCTCTAACTGTAGTTGTCGCGCCGGTAGCAAAGTCTTGCGTAAGACTTTTAGCGCTCTTAGCCGCTTCCTTTAAAGGCTCGGGTGTTAAGGGCGGCCATCTACCTGCGCCAGGTTTAAAATTACGCACGCTTCGAACAGGTCCTTGCATGGCCTTCAGAGGAACTTTTGCCGTATTGATTCCGCCTTGAATCGTTTTAGCCACGGGGCCTAACACGGGCGCCGATAAGGCGACGTCCGCAGCCGCGTTTGTAAGTGGCGTAGTCCGATCAGACCAGTTGGTTCCTTCATGAAACCCATGAACCGAGTTATATGCCGGCAGCGGAAGGGCATCAAACGCATTGGAAACAGCTCCTACCGAAGGAGCCAAGACCGCGGACCCTAGCATTTTGGCAGCCTGCCCAAAGCGATTATCCGTTGGCTTGGATCCAGCAAACATTCCGATTCCCGAGGGATCTACCGGTTCATTATTAAGATACTGTTGCAATTCATTAGCCCGCATCTCTCGATCTGTTCCCCCTCCTTCTCTAATTCTCCCTAAAAAATCACGCCCAAAACGCCCCTCGTCGTACGCTTGGTTGTTCATCTGGGTTGTCGCATACCCTCTAGCTAAATTCTCACCCCCCGATTCTACAGTACCGTCGAAATCGAAGAACTCACCAAAATCGAATTTGTTGTTGTTGTTCCCGTCGTACCAATACTGATCGAAGTCTAGGTGGTTATCGCCTCTTCTGGTTTTGGTGTATGGACCACCCCGTGCAGGTTGGTGTTGATACTCCTCCAACTCATCGGTTCCACGCTTCCCCGTGAACTGCGGAAGGTCTCGAGCAAACGAGAATTGTTCATCGTCAAAATTGGTGGGGCGTTCCTTTGCCCGTAACTTCCTTAATTGTCGATCTTCAGGTTTGTAAGCCATAATACTTCCTCTTTTACACTGTTAATTAAGATAACACCACGCTTTTGTTCCTCAACACCTCATTAAGAGGGCGACGCATAAAGCCGTCGGGACACATCAAAGTGGGGTTCTTTCGTAACATTCGGTTGGTTAAACGTTTTTTCTTGTGAGTTTTAAAAGTGGTCGCTAGATCCATGTTATACAAAGCTATCGCTGCTGCAAGCACATGATCATCGTGGTGGCCGGGTGCGGCCTCGGGCTTTCCGCGGTCGTTTATTACGAAGACTTTCATCTCCTGTAATACGTCCTGGTCAGGTATGTCGAAATTACCCTCGATCAATTCGGAGGCCATGTGGTCGATCACCGTCTTTCGGGTGATTTTGTCCGTAGACCAACCGAAACTCTTCTCTACCATCTCGGTGGACTTGTTAACCTTTCGGCGGCGGTACACGGTCAAACCCATTTCAAGCAAATACTTTAATAATGCTAATCCACTATTGTTCACTTCAGGCAATACGAAGGCGTTCCCGTACCAAAGGGCGGCCCCCTCAATCTCCTGAGCTAGAACTCCAATATCCAGACGCGAGTGATGTATGGCCACTAAGCGGGCCACGTACCAATCACCATGCATGTCCTCGTAGGGAGCCTTCCATACCTGTACCGAGTGGAAGTCGGGATCCGCAGCCAAGCCCTGCATCTGCTGATCCTCGCCCGTACACGTGTCCACGCTCATTAAATACTTGGAGTCGTGCTCGGGCTCCTCATACACACGCCAATTACCAGCCAAATCCGGTTTGAACGCGCCTTTCTTGTTATCCTGAACCGCCATGTACCCGACCTTGTAGGACTGGGTTTTGGCTGCCTTGGACATCTCTGCGATCGCAGGCATGTGGAAGCGGGGTCGAGACGACATTAGGAAACATTCCTCTGGATCCGACGGGTATTCCTGACGGAATTTGCTGATGTCGCCGTTGCACTTGTCCTGAAGTACGCGCCTACGCCATTGCAATTGCTCCATGTTCACCCCGAAGCGGTCGGCCTCAGACTTCTCGTCGTCGGTTAAGGTGTCAATAAAATCCTGTTTGGCTGCATCGTTTCTGAAAGGTACGGTGGAATCGCCGAATTCGAACCACGCCGCGAATATCTTCGCCCATTCGTTGTCCTGTACCCATGTGCGGTAAAACCATCCGGCCGGGCCGTTAGGCGTGGAGTCGGCGACTACGAGCGAAACACTGTCCCCGTCGTACAACGATTGAAGGTACCCTAACGCCGGGTCTCGTTCGCCGCCCATTGGCCAGAACGCGGTCTCCGTCATGTTGCCCACTTGGATCGTACCGCTTCGTCCGGCATTCTTCGATCCTGCCGTCTCTTTGCCGTAATGGCTGCCTGAGCGAAGCTTTATCAAGTCGGCCAAGCTTCCACCCTCTTCCAGATTATGGCCGGTCTCGTCCCATGGGAAGTCGTCGTTTTCCGCGTATCTGCGGTATATCTCGAACACCTTGTCGGAAGTGCCGCTTATGTCCCCCATCAAGCTGCCGTTGAGGTCGGGGTATTTCCGCATGTGGTGATACGTCAAAGCTTGAGCGCAAGTGGAAGCCCCCTTCTGGCGGGGTTTCAATATGATCATCTTGCAGGGCAAACCCTCCAATTGGCACTTTCGGTAATGCTCGAACATGCGGCGCTGCAAAACGTTGGCTTGAGGCTTTATCGACTTGCCCCGCTTGTCCTTGATCACGGCACACGTTCCGAACCAGACCTCGGGGTCGATCCGGATCAAGTCGGCCAATTGCTGTTCTTTGTCGGTCATGGTCGATACGGAAAGGGGCGACGAGGTGGTGATTGCGGGATGGGGGTGTAGCGCGGCTTTACAGGAGCAAGATTTTTCCAAGGGCCCGAGGGCTTACCGTAAGTCTTCATCTTCTCACGCCACTCCGCACTCGCCTCGGGGGGGTCGTCGGGGACGGGTGGGCCCATAAAGTGTTTTACCCCCGTCCAAGACATGGGGTCCCAGGGGTCGCCCTGATCATCCGCCGAAGTGTAATACTTGGTCGGGTCGTCTGACTGAGGCATGGAAGCGGGGTAGTACGGTTCGGGGGTATCGAGACCTCCGGGTACGAAACTCTGCATATGGGGATTGTACCCTTCGACTTGTTTGTTATAGCGTTCGGGGTTGAAAGTCCCCCTGGGGTCGGTGCGGAATATATCCCGGAAGGCTTCCCCCCTTACAGGGTAATTCCCAGTTGATCTGGCCAACCTATCCAACACGCGGGGGGACGAATAATCGTTAAAGCGAGCACTCCTATCCCCTAAGTATCCTTCCTGCTGGTCAAGAGGGAAATCCTCGACGAAGTCTATATAAGACTGACTCTTGTCCTCCATCTTTTGCTGGGAATCCCAAGCTCTGAAATTGCCGCCCATCAGCCGTTGTCTGATGTCTTTAAGAGTGTTTCGCTCCGTTTCATACTCCTTCGGGTGGAATCTCTTAGTTATCTGGGCCCCTGGATTTCCGGGGGATCGACTGCGGTGGTGCCCCGGTGGGCCTCTGTCTCCAAATCCCATCGATTGAGGGTTGGGCCCGTAGGGAGACCCCTCCAGCGAAGGGAACGGGTTCGAAGTAGGTAGGTCGTCTATCTCGTCTCTCATCTCTTGCGTCGCTTGACTCGGTTTAGTATACGAGCGTACGCCGCACGCTTACGAATCTCAGCAGGCGTATTCATCTTCTTGATTGTAGCTAGATCCCACATTACCTCTGAACATCCTCCTCCGGCCGTCGGTATCGTTCCACGAAATAATCCCTATCGGGCTTGGTGAATTGCGCGGCTAGAGGTCCCGTTGGTTGAGGGGGCATCATTTGTCGGTTGAATTCCGGAGCGGAACCGACGTTGACCCTCGCTAGGCCACCACGTTCTTGGGCGCGACGAATAGCGGCGTTATCTTCGTCATTTAATTGAGTAACATAAGCGGATTGCTGAGGGGTTGGTCGCTGAGGGGCTGGTCGCTGAGGGGCTGGTCGCTGAGGAATCCGTTGCCGGGATCGGGGTATCGTCAGTTCATCGTTTAAAGTTACATGCGTGCTCGTAGAGAACTTCGGCGTTAAGCCGTCAAGGCTGAACTTCAATTTAGGGTCCACTTTTATGTCGCTGAGACGATGCCTACCAAGCGGACTGTCCAATGATATCTCCCCCCGATCGTCGGTCGCTCTGTCGACAGCCCGTTTAACCATAGGCTTGGCTATCGAT